CAGGCAACGCCATTACCTTCACCGAGCGTGCCAAGATCACCGCCACAGAGATGGTAGTGAATGAGCCGGGAGAAGACTACGACTTCCGCGTCGAGTCTGATACCAACACGCATGCGTTGTTTGTGCAGGGTAGCGATGGGTTTGTAGGGGTTGGGACGAGTACGCCTAACTACTTACTGGACGTAAGGAACGCATCTGGCGGGGCTACCATCAACGTTCAAGCATCAACCGGAAACGCGGCTTTTAGAGCCATTTCTCTTGCAAGCGGCTCTGCTCAACTGCAACTCATAAGTGCTCCGGGCACCCAGAGCATTGTAGGAGGTGTCGGCAGTGTAAACAACATGGTGTTTAACGTCGATTCGACAGAACGCTTCCGTCTCTCCACCACCGAAGCCGTCTTCAACGACCCCGGCAACGACTACGACTTCCGCGTCGAGTCTGACACCAACACGCATGCGTTGTTTGTGGAAGGAACCAACAGCAACGTCAAAATTGGTGGAAGCGCGGAGCGAGCCACCACAGTCGGCACCAACCACCTTGACATCTTTGACGGCACTGCCCCTGTCGGCACGCTTACCAACGGCATCTCGATTTACTCTGCTGCTGGTGAAGCCTACGTTATGGACGCAGCGGGTAACGCCACGTTGTTCTCACCGCACGACAGTGAAACGAATGAATGGATCTTCAAATCCAAGCACACGCCAACGGGTAAAGTGCTAAAGATTGATGTTGAGAAGTTGCTTCGTTTTGTCAACAACCATTTCGGTCTTGACGCAATACAAGAGTTCATTGAGGAATAAATCATGATTACTTGGACTATCCAAAACATGACCCGTGACCTATCCAGCGGGTTTGTCATTAACGTAGCCTGGGCTTGTACTGCTCAACAGGACTCAGCCTCTGCCTTCTACGGCGGTACGACTACCTACGTTAACAACCCGGACGAACCCGGTTTCATCCCCTACGAGAACCTGACCGAAGAAATCGTGCTGGGCTGGGTGTATGACGCGCTGGGCGACCAGAAGGCCGAGATCGAAGCCAATCTAACGGCTAAGGTCGAAAAGCAACTGAATCCTGTAACCGCTAATGGAATGCCTTGGAGTGCATGATGGAACTGGAAGCCCGTTTCTCAACGCATGAAGAAGTTTGTGCTGTTCGATACGAGGGAATCAACGCCAGGCTTAAGAGACTAGAGACTATCTTACTAGGGTCTGCTGGCGCTATCATCCTGCTATTGCTGGGACTCGTTCTGAAGGTGTGAAATGATTGAAGTCGCTGTCGCATTGGCCACTGCTCAAGCGGCAGTCGAGGGCATTAAAAAGGCCATATCAATCGGGAAAGAGGCGCATGAATGTCTGGGCGAGTTCATGCAGCTCTTTGACACTCAAGACCAACTGAACCGTGCGTCTAACGAAGAACGCAAGGCCAAGTCAGACAAGCCTCAACAGTCTGTAATGTCAGAGGCTCTCGAAACGGTTATCGCTGCTCGCAAAGTCCAGCAGATGACGAACGAACTTAGAGAGTTTCTAATCTGGTCTGGTCAGGGTGATGTATGGGATCAGATCCAGTCTGAACACAACGCTATCGTCCAGCGTAGACGGGCAGCAGAGTTGGCTGCTCAACGCGAGGCTGAAAGGCGAGAGCGGCAAAAGCGCGAACGTGCATTGATTGCGATGGTTCTTGGTATCGGTGGAATCATCTTGTTTAACCTCGGCAGATATATCTGGGAGGCATGGCCAGATGGACAGTAAACCCGAAAATGATGAAGACGAAAGCATAAAAGACGGTCATGCGCTTGCTGTTGTCCTAGCAATCTGTGTAGCTGTCATTGTGTGGATGCTGTATCTGTTGGGGCAATAACATGAAAGACTTAACTGCTGAACAGATAGAGGTCAGGGTCTGGGCGATCATTGCTCTATCGCTCACGTTTATTCTGGTTGTGTCTGTCGTGTCGATCATTCTCGGGGTTTTGTTTGTAGAGCACGACATGGAGAACATCAGCCCTATCGATGACAAATTTCTATCGATTCTGAAAGATGTAATGATGTTGTCTATCGGTGCCGTCGGTGGTATTGCTGGCAGGCAGGGTGCAAAAGCTGTAGCTAACATGCTGGGGAAGAATGATGCTGCCAGTGCTTAGTGCGTTATTGCCGTTTGCTGGCAAGGTTCTCGATAAAGTCATCCCTGACCCTGAAGCCAAAGCTAAGGCTCAAGCAGAGCTTGCGCAGCTACAGCAATCAGGCGAACTTGCAAAGCTGGCAAACGAAACCGAACTGTTTAAGGCAGAGCAGCAAAACGTCACAGACCGTTGGAAGGCAGACATGGGTAGTGACTCATGGCTGTCTAAAAATATACGTCCTATGACGCTTATAGCGATTCTGGGGGCATATTTTGTGTTTGCCTCTGCTTCAGCATTTGGTTGGAGCGTGAACGAGTCTTACGTCAAGCTGCTGGGCGAGTGGGGCCAACTTATCATGCTCGCGTACTTTGGTGGCCGTACTGCTGAAAAAATCTTTGCAAAGGGTTCCAAATGAATAAGAACTGGGACTTTGCTTTCAAGCAGATGATTGCTCACGAGTTTTATATAATACAATTTGACGAGCATGACATCCGGTTAATCCAAATAAACGGCCAAGATCTTCATAACTTGGGTTGTAAGCAGAGTGCACATTCCTGACCGCTGATATGAATTGATCTGAATATTTATGAAGATTGCAATTTTCTCCGTGTTGTTTGTTTAACCCAGTTTTCCTAGCATGTATATTGTTTTCTTTATAAGAAGCCCACTCTAAATTATCAACGCAATTATTTAATTTGTTCCCATCTTTATGGTTTACTGTTTGTTTATACTCTGGCACACCGGCAAATGCCTCAAGAACCAATTGATGTGCCAGTCTTTTGGTATGGCTATCTAGCGATACAACTAAATAACCGTTGTTCATAATTGATCCTTTGATCATTCTTTCTTTTAAGTTACCAACGCGACCGTCTTTATAGTAAATTTGTCTAGTTAAAGCCTTAAATCGTCCTAATGAAGAAACTTCATAACGGCCTTCAAATCCAATAACCGGCTTCCAAATTTCGTTCATGTTGCACCTCGTTTGACTTGTTTGGATGATTATATCATGGCGAAAGAAACATACCAAATTATTTTTGACGAACTAATGAAATCTGAGGGCGGTTTCACTGATGACGAGCGTGACCCTGGTAATCAACTACCAGACGGTCGCAAGGGCTGTACGAACCTCGGTGTCACACAGAAAGCCTGGGAGGGTTATCTCGGTAGGCAGGTGACTCACGATGAGATGAAGGCACTTACGCCTGAGCTGGTGAACGGGTTCTATAAGAGACGCTACTGGGACGCTGTTAAGGCTGACGATCTGCCTGCTGGTGTTGACTACATCGTGTTTGATACGTGCGTTAACAGTGGGCCTGGTAGGGCTGCAAAGCTCCTACAAGAGGCTGTCGGGGCAAACCCTGATGGTGCTATAGGTCGCATGACTTTGCAGGCTGTAGAGGCTCAACCTGTTGACCAGTTGATAAAAGACCTGTGTGCGCGTCGTTTAGCTTATATGAAGTCTCTCCCAACCTGGGAGACGTATGGCCGAGGCTGGGAGAGGCGTGTTATTGAGAGCGAGAAACTTGCTCTTAAAATTGCAGATCATCCCTCGGGCGAGGCTCCATCAAACTAGCCCAGCCATCCCAGTTGACCGGGATCGTGTCGATCTTTAGGGCCAGCTTGCCTGACTTGGTTTCCATTACCGTACCGATCTTTGCCCACCGAGTCTTTTCTTGACCGTCTTTCTGGTACGTGCCGATTGCTGCGCTTAATTCATACTTAACCATCACTGCTCCAGTTTGTTGATTGCTGTTTGTACGTCTACTAAGAATGCTTTGACCTTTGTTTCTAGTGCGTCTATCTCCTTCTGATCTGGTTCAAATCTAACTACAAACAACTGTAGCTTTTCTGGCAGGCGTGGGTCGAACGATACAAAGTCAACCCACTTCCGTCCTGTGCAAGCGAGCTGTGCCAGCATCTGCGGTTGATGCTTTTTTGGAACAACCCCATCAAGCCTCCAGTCTAGGTGCGTCGTGGTATTGGGGCATTTGATCTCAATCAGACCGTCACCTGTAAACCCGTCTGGTGATGCCCCGAACCACTCGATTGATGGGTGCTTGATGAACCCGACTTCTTCCACCCAGTCATGTGATGCCTGATACGCCACACGAGCAAGCGGTTCAGTCTCCGTACCCCATTGCATAGCAGCGTTGGTGAATGACTCTTGCTTTTCTCCGGTAAGTCTTTCGGCTACCAGTTGAACTAGATAGTTGCGCCTGGTGGCTGTGTCTTTACCGGCTATCGCGTCACTTACCCTGCTTGCTGTTACGTGGCCCAGCCTTTCCTGGAACCATTGGTTTGTACGCTGAGACGTATCCTGCGTAAGGGACTGGGTGAGCTGGTTGGTTGTAGAAGCGACGTTTATGGAGTTCATGCTCTTTCCAAAATAGGTGGGGGAAGTTACGCCGCACGTCGGCTATTGCTTTCTCCAGCTCTGAGTTGGGCCTGTCGTACTGCTTTGCCCTTCTTACTTTCTTCAGCTGCTCGAACATAATCAATCCCCTTTTGTGTGATTTTCCAGACTCTTTGTGCTCGGTGTGAGCCTTTGCGATACCCATCAATTTCTACAAGTTTCTGTCTCAGCAACCATGCAGCTCGTGGAGTGATCGACTGATACAGGATGTGAGGTAGCTTCTCTGATACCTCATACGCATTCATCGGGCCTGCCATCAGCTCTTTCAGAATCATCAGATGTATCTTTTTAGGCCGCTCGATCTTGACAGGCGTCTTGCTTGTTTCAGGGTCTGTTGTACGGAACGGCCAGGGGTGGGTGAACATTACTTGACCTCCATCAGTTTGGCTTTCATTGCGTCTTTCATGGATTCGATCTGCTCGTTTGCACCGTGGGCTTGAAATGCGGCCTTATAAGCGGCTTTCAGTGCTTCCATAGAGGTTGATGCCTCCATTGCTGCTAAAGACTGCTGTAGGCTGATCTGAGGCTTTTTAGACGCTGCGTTACCGTCATCGTCTTCAGCCGCCACGCCAGTGGTTGCCATGAGCGAGTACCTTCTTGCATAGGTAAGAGCCGATCCGTAGCCCTGGGCATCGTGTTTGCTGGCAGGCACGTGCAGCTTGCCTCCGCTGATCTGCTCGCCTGACTCGTGTATCAAGATCGTCTCAACGATTACACCAGTCTCACACTCGTGTGTGCGCTGCATTAGTGCGATACCGTTGGCGTTAAGTCCATCAATCACAGCCTCGACACAAGCCGCCAGGTCTGCGTAACGCGACTTAAAGTGCGGGTTTGTTGATGACTTGAGTGCTGGGCCGAATGCCTTCTGCGCTTTCACCAGTGCTGCTGCTATCTTGTCCATTCTTGAAACCTTTCCATTTCTGTTGATAACTCTGTTGTTCGGAGGGTGGCACCCAGCCATGCCGCCTCCATGTTTCCATTACGTTTGTTGCTGCTGCTGGTATCCAAACGAAATCCGGGTTCAAAATAGATCCCACAAGAAGCTCCTGATAGTTGACTCGCTACCCACCGACATGTCTACTAGGGTTATCCCTAACATCACGCCAAGAGCTACAAAGATTGCGTATTTGATTAGGCTCATTTGTAGGCTACCTCGCTCCAAAATTTGTACTCATCGAGCAGCATCGGCAGGATCTCGTCACGCAGGTCGAAAGTCTTGCCTGACAACACAGCCTTAAAAGCCTTGTCATACAGCTCGATTGCCTCATCAGACCCACCGCAGACAACATCAAAAATTGAGTGGATGGTTTCGATGTCTGTTGACCGCAACCAGGTACGTACTTCGTACTCCTGACGTTCTTGCTCGCGGTCTTGCTGCGCCCAGCCGCACACCTGTTCTTCGCTTACGTCTTCTGCAATCCACATGTTTATCTCCGTTTAGTTGTGCTACAGGAGTGACTCTACTCTTCTGCAAAAGTAATGCAACGAAAATATATTTATAGCCTGATGACAACCTATAGACCAAAACTATAGACGTTGTGTCAAGTAGGTGTATACTGTACCGAGGAGGTTCATATGACACCAGAACAGGCACTGAAACTTGCAGCAGCAATGATGGGCGGCACTCAGCAACTGTGCGACAAGCTCAACGTATCTCGTCAGGCAATGTACGGGTGGAAGAAGCAGATCCCACTCAAGCGGGCATTGCAGATCGAGGACGTAACAGGCATTCCATTTACAAAATTGAGGCCAGACTATGCCGATCAGTCTCACCCCGAAAAGCAAAGCTCTGCTAGTTGAGCAGGGCTATCAAGTGGCCCTTGTTGAGCACTACAACGCGTTTACCAAGCGTAAACACGACTTGTTTGGCTGTATCGATCTTTTGTGTATCGGCAACGGTGAGACGGTAGCTGTACAAGTCACTTCTAAAGACAACCTTTCATCTCGAAGGCACAAGATCGAGGACGCTGAAGCCTACCCTGAGATGTTGCGTTCAGGCTGGCGCATTGTCTTGCATGGCTGGTACAAAGATGGCAACCGCTGGCAGGTAAAGGAGGTGGAACTATGATCTTCGAGATTAAATCAGAAGCCCACCGTAAGACCGCTTTAGAAGCCCTCAGAGCCGCGAAAATAGGCTGGGTGGTACGGATAGAGCCAGCCAACAGAACAAACGCCCAGAACGCGTTCTATTGGGCCTTGCTGCAATCTATCAGCGAGCAGGTGATGCCGGGTGGTAAAAGTCACGCTCGGGATACGTGGCACATCTACTTCAAGACGTTGTTTCTACCAGGCAGGATGATCGAGCTGCCGACGGGTGAGTTGATAGAACAAGAACCGTCAACTACAGGTCTGAACAAAGAACAGTTCTCAGAGTACGTTGAGAGGGTGACAGCATGGGCGACGGATCACTCTGTTACGCATGTGGCAAGCGACACGACAATGCTCGCATGATCGATGGCATGTGGCTGCATTCTGAAGAGTACAGGCGTGCGTGTGAAGCCCGGTTTCTGCTGACAAAGAGTGTGCGCTGGAGAATGGCCTATCTCGAAAGAGTAGAAGAGAAGCGCGGAGTTAGTGCCAAACGTCAACTGATGGACGATATGAATGTACAGATCGAAAAAGCTATTGAAAGCCGTAAGTGAGCTGTCTTGTCAGCATTGCGGGGCTGAGTGTTTTACGCAAGCAGCGCATGCCAACTGGGGTATCTACGGTAAGGGAATGGGCCAGAAATCCCACGATTGCTTTGTAGCTGCTCTCTGCATCCGTTGCCATGCCGAGCTGGATCAAGGCAAGAACTTGTCAGCAGACGAGCGGCAGCAGATGTGGGAGTCTGCTTTTAGAAAGACTCTTTTAGCGTTATTTGAGACTGGGAGGTTGACTTGCAAGTAAAGCTACAGTGGGCCACGCCGGATATAGATCAACAGATTCTGTACATGGCCAGAGTGTCCAATCCAGACAACCAAAGGTCAGAGAACACTCGGCTGATTGCGTATCTCATGGAACACGGTCACGTTTCGCCGTTCGAGATGGCTAACGTATGTATCGAGATTGAGACAACGCGAGACATAGGTCGGCAGATACTGAGACACAGGTCGTTTAGCTTTCAAGAGTTCAGCCAACGCTATCAAGACGCTGGCAAGCTCGGGACTATTGTCAACCGAGAGTGTCGGCTACAGGATACAAAGAACAGACAAAACAGCCTGGAATGCACAGATGACAAGCTGAGGATGGAGTGGGAGAGTCTGCAACACAGGGTTGAACGCACCGCGGTAAACGCATACCGTCAAGCTTTAGATCTTGGTATCGCAAAAGAGCAGGCTCGGGCACTGCTGCCAGAGGGGCTAACAATGAGCCGTATGTACATGAACGGCAACATGCGTAGCTGGATCTTCTACCTAAAACAGAGGCTTGACCCTACTACACAGAAAGAACACAGAGAGCTGGGAGAGCAGGTGTTACAGGTGTTACGAGGGGTTGCGCCTATCACTATGGATGCTTTTTTCACGGTTTAGCGAGTGCGTGAAAATTAGTGAAAACCCTAATACACAATGATTGTTGATTGATGTAGTGTCGTGTTGTAGACTGTTCTTGCGCCGTGGAAAGCGCATAGCAGGTCAGTGAGGCAGTCTCTATCGGGCTGGTCTATCTGACCGTTTCTTAACCCGTCCTGGGTGCAGACCTGCCGGAATTTCCACCGGATAGGCCAGCACCGATGGAGATTGTTCGTGCATTACTACCATCACCATATTGGTGACTTCCTGAAAGCTACGTCACGGCTGACAGATGCTCAGTCGATGGCATACCTTCGTCTGTTGTGGATGTATTACGACAGCGAAAAGCCACTACCAGATGATTTGGAGGTGCTCGCTTTTCAGGTTGGAACCGACACAAAGACCGTTGAGTTGATCCTATTGTCGTTTTTTAAGCGTGATGAATCGGCCTGGAGGCACACGCGATGCGACAAAGAAATTGAAGAGTACAGGCAACTTATCCACAAGAAACGCAACGCCGGTAAGGCATCTGCTGAACGCCGGTCGAACAGTAGTTCAACAGGTGTTGAACAGGTGTCCAACAGCGTTCCAACAGGCGTTCAACTAACCAATAACCAAGAACCAGTAACCAATAACCAAATAAAAGATAAGAGCGCAGCGCGTGGTACGCGCATGCTTCCAAATTTTGAGATGCCTGACGAATGGTTTGACTTCTGCAAGCAGCATCGACCAGAGCTGAACCCGAACGAGGTGTTCGAGTCGTTTCGGGATTACTGGGTTGCCATGCCTGGTCAGAAGGGTGCCAAAGCTGACTGGATGGCGACTTGGCGCAACTGGGTTCGTAACACTCGGGTTTCTACTAATACACAACAACCAAAGAAGGATGGCAAGCTCGATTTGTTGCTAGGCAGACGTCAGCCTGACTTTGTTGACGTTATTGATGCTGACTATCAGGAGAAGCTAAATGTCCTTAGCGGCCCGAGTTTTTGAGCGATTTGTTGCGCTATACGGTGCGCAGAAGTTCAAGGTCATGTTCGAGCATGACGATAACGCGATCATGCCAGCGAAAGAAGCCTGGGAGAACTTCTTGCAGTCTGTTAAGCCTGATGTTCTCAGAAAGGTGATGGAAACGCTGCCGCATCAAAAGCGAGAGTGGCCACCAAACCTTTCCGAGTTTATCGGCATGTGCAAAGACTTTGATCGTGTCGAGCAACGCGAGTTTGTTGCACTGCGCCAGAAACACGAGCCAACAGACAAAGGCAAGATAGCTCTTGCCAATCTAAAAGCCATGCTGTCAAAGGAAAAGCCATGATCTGCCGTTGCATGCAAGAAGCTCATAAGTGGCCTGTCACACCTGCTGTCATAGATCAATACCCGGATACAGCGATAGAAGTCTGGGTATGTCTTGAGTGCGGATCAGAAAAAATGCGGGTTTTCCCTAATACACAAGCTGATAAAGATCGAGCAAGATGGAACAACACAGGAGATGACAATGGACTGGCATAAAGAGCACATCATTCTTGCGTATCACACGTTCGATGTACTGCATCGGTATCTACAAACAGAACTCAGTTCAGACATAGAAAAGGAGCTGAAAAAAAACGGTATCGACTACTCAAAGATCCTGCAAGCAAAAAGCTATTACGACATACAGAGGGCTAAATGAAGTTGACTGGCGACCGAAACCAATGCCGTGGCTGCAATTCCTATTTCAACTCAACGGATGCGTTCAGCAAACACAGGACAGGCCCACATAACCGTCGCAGGTGCCTGACCGATGTCGAAATGTTGGGTAAAGGGATGGTCAAGAATGCTGCCGGGTTCTGGGTTGGCTCGCCAATGCCTCAAAGAGCCTCGTTATACTGGCAAAACAGCGACGATCATGGGTCGGTTGGTATAGGGGTAGCCACCCACCCTTTTAGCGCCTGAAATCACAGCAGGAGAAACGGATGAGCA